TAAAAGGGTATCGTGGTGTGACTCTTCATGAGGAACGCGACCTGAGCTCTAGGTTTAACCCCCTGGAGTTCGACACTATTGTGAAATCCTGGGTTGAGACATTCGCCTGGGTACAACTTCAACGGATTTGGGTCGACCCTGTGGAATCTTTGATTTCACATGCGGGAGATCCTCATGTGAAACGCATGTTGCGGATGGCTGCGAGGGAGAAGATCATTTCGATGGGCGATTTGTTCCACCCCGAGTCCTGGTCCTGCCACCACGTCACTGCTAAGGTCAAAACTGGTGAGATTGCCAAAAATGGGAAGGCTACCAGAGCTATCTTTGACCTGAACGGTAACGCGAAGTATGGCAACACCGTGGCTGCGTCGTTGTTGGGTCTTGTGTGGATATCCGGGGTCAAAGAGCTCATGGAGAAGCCGATCATCGGGGAGGACTACATCGTAGTCTTCGCCCCTGATGCTAAGCGTGCCACCTTGACATGGGTGTTCTCGTTACTGGTTGACGGCTATTATATGGGTGTGTATTACCCATTCGCCTTTGTCTACTTCTCGGATGACTCGTGCATTCGGTATGAAGTGGGAGGTGTAGTCCGATACGGTAACGTTGATATCTCTTCTTGTGATTGTTCTCATTCGGATACCCTCTTTTCATATATCGAGGGTCTTTTGAGTGGGCGGGGATTTGACTACAACGGGGTTGAGATCATTTCTCTATTGATGTCGCAATTGGAGCTCCCTATTTATGTGCCATTCTCTAAGGTTCTCGAGAGTGGGAAGAAGGTTACTTCAGATACTTTGGTTTTTCCAGCAACCCGTCGAAGATTATATTCCGGGTCAGTGTTAACCACACTAGTCAACAATTTCGCCAGTTTGTTTCTTGGTCTTGGGTTTGCGAGCCGCTACACCCAGCCAGACTTCGACATTAAGGCGTCAGCATTGTTGCAAGGGTATGTCGTGACTTTCGCACCAGCAACACATCACACGGATCTTCAGTTTCTGAAGCATTCGCCCATCCTGCACAATGGAACGTGGTTCCCCCTGTTCAACCTGGGACCATTATTACGTATGTGGGGTGGAAAATTCGGAGATTTGCCTGGAACTGGGCAGAATCGCGCCATGCGGTTCATTCAGTCAAACATCGAGAGCATGTTCCCGAGCATCCGAGCCCCATTCTTGGAGCGTTGGGGGCGTGCTATACCAAAGGAGTATCGAAATGAAGCTGGTGAGCCAATTGTGAGCCTCAGCGACAGGGACTTATTCCAGCGGTATGGTCATTATGAAACTAGCCACTTCTTTGACCAATCTGGGGCTTTGACAGACGTGGGTGCCGCCGCGTCTCGACGAGTCCTGGAACGCGATTACGAGTATTAGACCTTTAGGGTCTCAGGTGGCGCTGTGAAGCGCCGCTGGTCGACTTGTGTCGCTAGTGGGAAGGAAAACCCACTATAATAAAACCCCTTTGGACTTGGTCCACCAAAG